TTGTTAAGTACTGTTCTATCTCTTTTTTAAAGAAACATACTCGTCCAGAAAAGCTGTTATCTCTATCAACTGGCTTTGGGAAGTCAGGGTGTTTTTTTAGAAAATTGTTAAAGCCATGAATAGACTTGAAGCCTAGTAGAGCTATAACATCCTTCCTTGTTATGAGTGCTAATTCTTCCATTGTAATTCCTCTTTGTAGTATTCCTAGTCTTTAGTCTGCTTGTTTATCTGCTCTTTTAGCTCATCAAGTATCTTTTTGTAGAGGAACGCTGTCTTATCAAAGCCTTCCTTTAGCTTCTCTGATGAAGCCTGTTCCTTTGCTTCAAGATAGCTTTTGTACGCAGTTTCCATTGCCAGTCTTATTGCTGTCCATTCTGTGTTATCTACTTCAAGTATCATGATGACCTCCTAAAAAGGGGTGGGCACGTGGAGCACCCACCAATCGTCTACGAGTACCACACTAAGTTAACTAAAATGGTAGTGGATCGTTTAAGTCCTTGTTATCAGGATTTACAACTTGTCCTTGAGCTTGCATTTGTGCATAAGCTTGACCTACAGGACCTTGAGCTTGTGGTGCATAAGGTTGCTGTACTTGTTGAGCATAAGCAGGTGCTTGTGGAGCATAACCTTGTTGTGGTTGTGCTTGCACTCTAGGTGCTTGACCAAGTAACTTATTAACAGTTTGCTTATATAGATTTGCAGGTGCATTTGCATAATGCTCCGCAGCACTTTGATAGGTGTCAGAGCAGAAACCTAGCAAATTAAATGTTGGATATTGAGTGCCAGTCTTTGCGCTTACAGCCATACCTTGGAAGGTAACCATTGCATTAACATCCTTGTTTATGAACTGGTCAAAAGTATCGATTGACCAATGTTTACCATCTTTGTCGCCTTCTTTGTGCACAGGATCTGCAAGATACAAATTACCTTGAGCATCTTTACTGTTAGTGAAGTAAAGTAAATCTTGTAGTGCTTGAGAAGTGCCTGAGATAAATACACTTACATTTAACTTACGGCATGGTTTACCGTGGTTTAGCACAGCAAGAGTTAAAGTAATGTTTGAAAACTCGTTGCCTTTATTGCTGGTGCCATGATTGTAAGTTGCATTGGCAATACGGCACTTGTAAATTCCTGACAGAGTGCAATCTGGCAAATTCTTTGTATTGATAAAATCGCCTAAACCGTCTTTAGGTACAGGATTAAAAGTTTGCATAGTTATTTTCCCTCATTAAAATGGTAATGGTTAGACTTGAGCTTCAACTTCTACAGTTGGCTCTTGCTGTAGTTCTACTTCTTTACGTTTACGTGTTGTTTTAGGTTTAATTGCAGCTGCTAAAGTTGGATTTACTTCACTTGCAGGTGTTAACTTTGCTGTAGTTTCTTTTGTTGTTGTAGGCTCCTCTGTGTAGGTTGCATAATCGTTCAATTCTTCAACGGAACTTAAGCCCATTAAGACATCTGCATAAGCAGCATCACAACAGCGCGATAAAGCTCTAATCATGCACATGTTTTTGTAGTCAATAGCCCAAGGTGATGCATTACCAGAACGACTTCTTACACCTTTTGCAATGCCGTCATTAGGATCAATGAACATCTTGCCCATTGAGATAGCTTCTTGAACTCCAAAAGTACGAGTATACTTTTGAGAACCACGAGTTATAGTTACAATTGCAGCGTTAGACTGCTCATCCCATCTTTCATCAATAAGACCACCAGCTCTTAATACCAATGCTCTTTTAGTGCTTGTATATAGAGCAGGTCGAGCAGTGCCAGGTACGGTATAAATACCTGATAGTGACTGCATGAAGTTAAGACCTAAGGAATTACCAAGACTCATAATCATGTATACGTCTGCTGTATGATCTGCAGTTTCAGTGCTTCTAATTGACTCTGGGATTAAGGTTGACTTTGAAATTCTCTGACAAAAGTCCCAAGCTTTCTCATTTAGTACAGGATATTCAATCTTGTTAGCTACATTCTCTACTGGAGCTACTGCATGCACAGGTGCAGGTGCTACAGGATTGATAGTGATCTGAGTAGATGGTTGTTGTGTTTGATACTCAGCTGGCAACACTTCAAGATTATGATCTTGTTGTGGTACTACTTGCTGAAATGGTTGACCCATGTTTAACATTTGTTTGTACCTCTTAATAAATACGTAATGTGCGAGCTGTTTGAGTTGTCTTCATAAACTCTTGATACAAGTCAGGGTGTTTAACCTGGAAAGCCTTGCTATCAAAACTTGTTCTTGTTGAGCCTTTAAAGGTTAATAGAGTCTTGGATTTACCTTGAGCGTCTGTATACTTAACCTTAGTAACATCAACTATTTCAGTTGCTAAAGCGTTCTTTAGTAAAGCTTGTTTTTCTTCTAAGGCTTTAATCTCAATGTCATACTCTTTAATCTTTTGCACACGAGCTATTAAGTCTGCATTTGCTTGCATCTCAACATCCTTCTCTGGTTGCATATTTTGAGCATCACTAAAAGTGATTGCAGGTGCTTTGTCTTCTAGTACATTGTTAATCCAAAAGTTACATGCAACTTCATACATGCGATTGCAGTATGCTTGGTCAAAATGAACGCGATAAAATCTAATCTCAGTGTTAGAGATTAAAACACCAACATCCCACCATTTGAGACCTGATACCAACATGTAGAATTGGACTTGAGCCATGTACTCTGGGTCGATTAAATCTGATTCTTGAACAAGGGTAGTACCATCATAGATATTTGCCTTACCCCACTTTGAGCGCATTACACCGTTAACGACGACTGAGTTGTTAATGCCAGTTGTCTTGCATTCAAGACCGCCGATGATTTTGCCTCCTTCTTCAGGTGCTTTATCGAAGACAACTCGGTCGAAGTTACCAACTAAGAAAGGCATACCAACCATAGCTACACTGTTAGCCTCACGTACAGTAAAGCCAGTTTGCTTCTCATATCTACGAGCAATCATTTCTTCAAGCTCGTGACCAACTTCCAACGGGATGTCGTTCTTAATATTCTTAGTTTGCTTAAAGGTCTTTACTTGCCAAATCTCATAAGCTGAACCCCACTTTGATTCGCCCATGACTTTTGCCATATCAGAACCACCAAGACCATATAAGCGCTTAGTGGTAAATACTTCTTCATCAGTCTTACAACCTTGCATTAAAGTAGCAATGTAAGCATCACGCTTATCTTGTAGTGATTGATAAGCTTTAAATACCTCAGGTAATAACATTAAATAGCCTCCACTAACAATAAAACGATAAAAAATGCTGTTATCAATGCAGCTGCAAATACGAAGTTGTTGATAACATCTAAAATCTTGTAACCATTACGCATAGCAACTCTCCAACCATGCCCACTCCATGAAGACAAGAACTAGGCATAAAAGAAAAGCAACACTGGCAACTAAATCACTAATTATTTGTTTCATACTAGGTAACCTCGTAAATTTTGATCACCATTAAGTGTTAAAATAATTTAACGGTATGAAGTAATATTAAATTTTTTTAACGATATATGCAATATGCCGTTAAAAATATTTATTAAAAATATTTAATAGCGTGATTTGTGTCACATTAAATTTCTTGATAAATATAGAGGTGCTTTTGGATAGATAAAAAAAGCAAGGCTGTAAAAACCTTGCTTAATTATTTGATATAGAAGTGATTAAATAAGACCTGAACGCTCTATTACTCGACCAATGATAGTAAATTGATCTTGCTCTTGATCCTCCAAATGAAGTATATCTTCACCATATGCCGCATTATCACTATGAATAATTAAATCTCCATTCATCTTTTTAAATAGACGTTTAATTTTTAATTCACCATTAAAAGAAAAACAATAAATTTTGTTGTCAATAATTGACTTAAAGTTTGGTAATGGAGTGCAATCTACTAGAATACAATCTCCATCATTAAGTGTTGGCTCCATGCTGTTACCTTCAACTTTAAATCTTTTACAATTACGAGGATTAACACCAAGATCATTAAAGAAGCTTAATTTATAGCCAGCTTCAGATGCATCCTCAATTTCATCAACATAAAATACATGACCACCACCTGCAGAAAATCCAATTTTGTATTGAGGTATCTTTACAAAGGTATCATCAACATTCATTGTGTTTTGATCTAAGTCATCAAATACAACAATGTTAGTCTTCTCTGGTGAACCTTCACCTGTAAGTAAATAATCAGCAGATGTATTTAGGACTTCTGCAAGTTTTGATAACTTATCAATATTAAAATTCTTTCCTTTTACCCAGCCACTAACTGCAGCTCCGCTTGAATCAATGAGCAATCCTAGTTTATTAAGGCTGATGTTCTTTTTATCTGCAAGCTCTTTAATGCGTTGTCCTATTGCAGCTAATGTACGCTCAGTCATAGTAAGTATCCTCTTAAATTGTATGCTTTTTTATAATTATTAAATTTTTTTAACATTTTTCAATAAAAGGCGTTAAAATAATTTATAATGAAACCATTAAATTTGTTTAACGGAAGGAACTATGCAAGATTTTTCATCTTATTCTCAAAGAAAAAAAATTCAAATGGCTAACCTAGTAATAGAGGAATTAGGTCGAAAAAAACTAATGTCTGAATTACAGATTACCAATGCTTCTTTAAGTATGTGGAAGAAAATAGGATTACCACATTCTCAGTATAAGTATCTCAAATTAGCTCATCCTAATTTAAGAGCTTGGAGTATATAAAGGGTTTTATTTGCTTATGCGTACAGAGACATTTGTTGTACTTGCTGAGTGGTTGGAAGATCAGCGCTTAAACTGGACTGATAGAGCATTGCTCGCAAAGCTTTACAGTCTAACTTATAGCGGATCAAAACCTTTGGTAAGTTCTAACTTAAGCTCTTTTTTGGCGACTATGGGGCTCACTAATCTGCGCCATTCCTGGAAACGTATTATTGAGTGCGGATACATAACTAAGACTGTTGATAAGCTACATGGAAATATTACTACTGTAACTATGGTCAAAATGACTACACCTATAGTCAATATGACACAAGGGTATCGTCAAAATGACAATAGCCTATTGCCAAAACGACAAAAGGGCTATAGTCAAAATGACGTTTCATCCTTATCCCTTAGTAATAACATTAGTAGTACCTTAGTGAGTGGCACTCACTCTAATCACACACCTATATCTTTTAATTTTGATTATGTCAAAAGCACATTCGACGATTGTGTAAATGAACTACTTAATGAATATCCATATTTAAAGCAAGTAGATCTTAACAAGTCATTACAACGCTATTGGTATCAAAAGCATACAAAGATTGAAAAGGGATATTGGAAGAAAGGGGAGAAAGTAACTGAGCAAAGTTTAAAAGATTCGATTTTAAGTTGGCTTCTTAATGAAAACAAGCCAGAACAAGTTAATAGTGAAGAAGATTTTTCACAGGATTTAAATGATTTAGAAAATGACCTTCTTCTAACTAATTTTACACCTGCTGATAAAGGCGATTATCAGCAAAGTGCAAACGATGGCTTTACTGAGTGTGAAGTCATCGAAGATGAACATTCAAATTCAAAGGAAAATTAAATGATCTTAGACGATTATACAGAATTTTGTAAAACATGGACAACTTTAAGAAGTCTTTTTGGCAAATCTACCACTAAGGATGAGCGCAAGATGGTTTTTAATGCTCTATCAAGATATTCACTTGATGCAGTTAAAAAAGCATGTGGAGTATGCAGTCAGCTACAAATGCCACCATTGCCATGTGACATCATTCGAGCAATTGAATTTGGTGTAGCAACAGATGCACAAGTAGATGCGCAAGCTAAGTGTATCTGGCAACAGATTGCTAATGGTTATGACAATAAAACCGATTATGTTTTTGCTCATCCAAGGGATGCTTTAGCTTTCTACATTGTGCTAGGTACACATAAGTTCTACAGCTATCAGACTATTGGTGATGAAGTCTTAGGTAAAAGATATGTTGAAGCTTACAAGTCTTGCGATATTTACAAATACCAAAAGCAAGCTCAAGAGTCTCAGATTATCTTTGCTGATTTAATGGGTATGCCTAAAACCGGTAACTATGTCACTTTTATCAATGACTATACACGTGATGGTGACTCTGAGTCTGTATGTACTCAAATTTGTAACAAAGTTTATGGTGTTAACAACTGGACTATTACTCGTTTTGATAAGTTAAGTCCATTACCTGTAACTAATGAACCTCCAGTGTTGTACATGACTAAAGAAGACTCAATGAAAGCATTAGATGTTTTGATTGATGTATTAAAACCTTCAAAGAAGGAGGATGCCTAAATGCAGTATGTTGATCCTTCTTGTGAAGTACGAGTTATTAACTCAATCCTAAAGTATGGATGTAAGGCTGTAGCTAAGATTGAGAATATTGATACATTGGAGTTTGATGGTTATATCAATAACTGTACCTTTAAAGCTTCAATGGAGATCTTAAAACAATACCCTGAGCTTGACTTTTTAGACTTAGGAAGTGTTTTAAGGGTCATAAATAAATATGACGAGACGATTGGTTTAAGTGAATTAAGCAGATCTTACTCTTACGATGCATTAAATTACATTCCTTTACCAATGCTTAATGACAATGTAAATCATTTAATTGAGCTTAAGAAAAAGCGCGACTTCTCTAATGCCGTCAAAAATTTAGCAAGCATGGTAGCAGGTGATGACATTAACAACAATGTGTCAACCATGTCTTATGATGACTTAGTTAATAAAGCAGCAGTTACATTCCAAAATTTACTAAGAGATAGTAATGCAAGAGCTGAATATAAAGATGCTCAATTAGTTTTAATTGATTACTTTAAGCATATCAAGCAAGGTGAAGTGGTAAAGATATATCCAACAGGATTTAGCTTACTTGATAACCACTTAAATGGTGGCCTACGCTCAGGAACATTAAATATCATAGGTGCACGTCCTGGTGTTGGTAAGTCAGCTTTTAGCACAAACATAATCTTAAACATGCTTCGTAATGATAAGACATTACCTCCTATTATTAACTTTTCATTAGAAATGCCAAACTTTCAAGTAATGGAACGCATGATCTCAACTATTACCGGTGCAAGTGGCAAGAAAATTCAAACTATGAACTTGGAGCCTCACGAATACCATGATTTACTTCAAGGTAATCAAGAATGTTTTGCTCATGATAGTAAAAGCCCACGTTTGTTCTTATGTGATAAGGCAGGATTAAGAATAGAGAATATTCAAAGTATATGTGAATCCATTAACGCTCAGTTCGGTGGCATTGGTGCTATCTGTGTGGATTACTTACAGCTCTTACCTGTAAATCTTAGAGGAACAACAAAGGCAAGCGCTATTGGTGAATTATCTAAGACGCTAAAAGCAATGGCTATTAAATACCAATGTCCTGTAATTACGCCAGTGCAGCTTAATCGTGATATTGAGAAACGAGGTAAAGGTGCAACACCGCAAATAAGCGACATTAAAGACTCAGGCTCAATTGAGCAAGATGCTGACTTAGTACTAATGCTTACACGTGAACAAGCATCAGGTAGATGTTACATCGTTAAGAATCGTAACGGTGGCATTGGTGACATCAACTTACGTTTCGATGGTGATGCAGTTCGATTTACTGAGTCAGGCTATTCGTTTTCTTAGAAATCAATTTATACAACGCAGGAGTAACAAAGTGATTACAGTTAGATTTGAGGTTCCAGTCAGTGCAAATCAGAGGTTAATTAGAACACGCGGCCGCCAACTTACTAACGGAAGTAAATACAGAAGTTGGTTTGCTCGTGCTTTACATGAGCTAAAAGACCAAACTGATGGATTTGAGCAAATTAAGGGTAGAGTAGGTGTATCAATCACTGTTCACTTCAGTGATGGCAGACGTAGAGATTTGGATAATATCCTAAAAGGCTTTCAAGACGTATGCACTCACGCTGGCTTATGGCTTGATGATAGCCAAATTGACCACTTGACTGTTATTAGAGGCTCTGTAGTTGAGCAACCTAAGATAAAGAAAGGGCAAAGACTAGTAAGACTACCAGGATTAGTCGAAGCTAGAATTTGGGAAATTGGAAAAGATTAAGCTTGCAGGAATCTATTTGGAAAATGCTGACTAAAGAAATAAGAGAAGCTATTACTGCAGAGAGCTCTGCTGAATATATACGTTTGTTGCATAATTATGGAATCTGGTCACGCTATTTTGGATGTTCTGGTTATCCAGGACACACTTCATCAAATCAGACTTATACCATTTCTGATGAATCTGCTATGATTATTGATAAGGCTTTCTGTGAATTAAAACAGAAACAGCCTAATCTATATAAACTGCTCAACATGTTTTATATCCAGTGTAAATCTCCTGATGAGATATTCCTGATTCTGAAAAAACAGAACAAAGAGCAGAAAATAAAACGACGTCATTGTTCAAACTACTTTGAATTCAATCCTGCTGTAGATACAGCTTTAAAGTATGTTACTACTCAGGCTATCTGTGACTTAATCAGAAGAGGTGAACAGTTGATTCTCAATCAGCTAAGGATTATGAATGAAGGTGTTTGAATTTGAAGGTAAGTGTTATCGCTCCATGCGTTTATTCTGTCAAGAGCGCGGTGTTTCTTATCAGAAGATGAGAAGACTCTGCAGACATTATATGCGCGCTCATAAAGATCCAACCATTGCAGCAAAATGGCTTCTGGGAATAGAACCGTTTAAAAGCAATGAACCAAAGACATTTCTTTATGAGCAGGACTTACAAAAGTCTGAAGAACGCAACGCTAAATTCAAAGACAAAATGTATCAGCAGTTTATGGAGAATTTCTGACTTGTCATAAGCTATCCTAACTTATATTTTCTTATCCTAATATATTGACATTTTTATTTTTTGTTGTAAGTTTTAAGTAAATAAAGTTTCAGACCTCGACATTAGTCCTCTCACTCTCAGAGAAGTGACGAAGTCGAGGTCTTATAGTATGTGGAGAATTTTTTAAAGTTTGCGATAATAAACACGATTTAGTATTGAGAAAACAAAATGCAAAATTTATAATTAAATAAAAGTTTAGTCTTTTTAGGGAATATTTATTATGATTGGTGCATATAATTTCGATGAAAAATCACCTGTAATATCTTTTAAAAATGGTGGTTTTGGGTTTAATTATAAAAATAAAAAAGCATCAGAAAATCTGTTAAGTAATTTTGCAAAATGCAAAAGATTAACTGAAAAAAAGATCATTTCAGTTTCAAATAAAAAAGAACAATAATTATTTTATTTTTGCTGCTATGGCTCCTTGTAGGGGCCTTTTGTTTATATGGAAGCGTTTATTTTAGTTATTATAATGACCAGTGGGTTTATGTTTACAAGTAGATATCCAGTGGCAAGATTTAAACAATTAAGATCTGACGGTTGGGATCAATATCTTCATGTATTTTCTTGGGGGCTTCCATTTGCGATATTGTCTTTTATTTTTGTATCAATTTTGGATTTGTTTGCAAAAGTAGACGATTTATTTTGCACATATTGGATTGGATTTAAGTTTAATGAAAATTTTTCTGCTCTCGTAATGTTTTGGAGTGTATTTTCAATAATATTTGCCTGGGGATGTGGATATATACTTTCAAAAAATCAGAAAATTATTAATAAAGCAACAGTGTTATGTGCAAATGAAAACCAGTTAAAACAAAGAGTTTATGAAGCAACAAAAAATGGTAAATTTGTACAGATAACTCTGTCAAACAGAAAAGTTTATATTGGTTGGATAAAAACTTTTATGGAGTTAAAAAATCCTGATACCAAATATATTAAGATTTGTCCTTTCTTTTCTGGATATAGAACTGAAAAACGGTTAATTGAAAACATCACCAATGTTTATTGTGATTATTATCCGGATTTTATTTTTAATGAAAAATATTCAGAAGAACAAATGAAAAAGATTCTTGATGATGTTTTAGAACCTTACACAATAGTATTACCAATTGAAAATATTGTTTCAATTGCATATTGGGATCCGGATTTTTATCAAATGGTAAATGACAATCAAAATAAATAGTCGTATAGGTACTGTGACGACACGTCAATGACCTCGGGTGGCAAGGCGCCCGAAATTCGTCTAGCTACACCACTTTTTATAATGCGGACTTTGCTATAATAATCCGCAGAAGGATAGTCTTTTTGAGAGGTAGCAGATATGTCCGATTATTTTTCTGATGGAGTTTCACGAAGAGAGTTTGCACGTGATATTGGTGTTGATGAAAAAACCGTGAGAAACCTTATTTCAAAAGGTATTCTGACTATTGATAGCAATCAGCAGATTAGTCTTTCTCAAGGTCGTAAGGCTTACAATACCTATAAGAAAAAGCAGGAACAGGCTTCTGAAAAAATAGAGAAAATCTCCAAAAAGATAGGTGCGGACTTAAAGGGCAAAAACTCTCAAGACTTCAAAAAACTTCTATCCTCATGGCTGAATGATATTGATTCAAATCCAGGTCAGGTTCTAAATTCAGCTAAAGCATATCTAACAGCACTTCAGGTTCAGGAACAGAGGATGAAAGTTGAGGAGATGGAGAAGCGCCTGATTCCAATTGAACGAATCAACCATGATGCAGAAGAAATTGGCACTCTGATTCGCAGTAAACTGATTACAATACCATCCAGAGTTGCAACAGTCTGTGAAGGTCGTACCGCCAGAGACATTGAAGAGATTATTGATATAGAAATCAATAAGGCACTTGAAGAACTTCAGAAGCTGTTTGTTCAGTTATAAAAACAATTGATCTTAAAGAAAAAAAGTATCAGATATAAAAAAACTTTTGAAAATCGGGCGTTAGTTATTGAAAAAATTACGCTTCGCACATATAATTTAAGTCAGTAGTGCCCTTCTGCGCTTCTTACTCGCGAGAGTATAGCGGACCAGTGAAGGGCCTTTTTTTGGTTAAAAAATGGTTTCAGTTAAGTTTTCCTCTTTTACAAAATAGATCGTTTTTTGATCGTTTTTGGATCGTTTTTCTGTTTTATACTTATAGACAATACAGTGGCAAACTGTAATTAGGTGGTAGGCCTCTCAGATAATTTGAGAGGCTTTTTCTTTTTCTGGAGATTAGATCATGTTGCCTTCTGAAGTAACTTTGTTCGCATTAGGTGGCATGGCATGTAGTGTAACTTCATTTTTGGTTTCGTCATTTTTCAAAAAACCACCTGAGTTTATACGAAGAATTTATTATGCGATGATTTCAGGAATTGGAGCCATGGCCATATGTTGGTTAAGCTACAGATATTTTCCTGAAAGATTTGAGGCATGGGATGCAGTTCCTTATGGAGTCATGATTGGACTGTTCGGCATTGGCAGAGTTTTAAATTGGATTGCTAAAAGATATGGGATAGACAAAAATGAGCGATAAACATAAACGTTATATATCACAGTGGCTGATTCCGTTTTGTTACTTTGCTGAGTTCTCCTGGGCATTTATCAGTATTGCTTTAGGTATCCCTTTTTTAGTCTATGGAATTTGCAACATTGCAGGCATTTTGACAATTAACTATTTAACATCAGGAATAAATTAAGATGCGTGTTTCTTCTCATGCCATTGCCCTTATTCAGAATTTTGAAGGACTAAGAACAAAAGCATATAAGCCTCTGCCACATGAGAAAGGATGGACTATTGGATATGGTCATCATTCCCCAGATGTGTATGAAGGCATGGTTTGCACTGAAGCAGAAGCAGAAATGCTTTTAAAAGCAGATATTGCTAAATATGAGTATCAGATTGAATCAGCGTTAAATATTGATGAGATTGAAGTCACTCAGGGAATGTTTGATGCTCTTGTATGTCTTCTTTTCAACCTGCAGGGAGCTCTTAAAAATGGTAAGCGTCTAACTCCTATTCAGACTTTAGTCAGTTACAAGCTCTGGAAGAAGATGAAAGCAGGTGATAAGGAAGGCGCTGCACAAGAGTTTTTGGATATTAACAAAGC